CCCGCCGCAACTACATTGGTTGATGATATTACCAAAGCAGCAAAATCTATTGAAGTTGAAGATGCAAGTGGTCTGACTGCTAAGACTTATATTGATATTGGCGAAGAAGAACTGTTCATCAAAACTATTAGTGGAAACAAACTTACTGTACTTAGAGGGCAGGACAATACTACTGCAGCAGAGCATTTAAGAGGAGCAGAAATATTTGTAATTGATTCTGCAGACGATGCTCTCATAGAAGAGGGTGATGACTTCGGATTTAGTGGTAGTATCTTCTGATAGTTATGAGTATGACAAAAAACTTTGATAAATTAAACGAAACATTTGACGTAGATGGAGAAGTAGTTCCCGTTGAAGTTGAACCCTCACCGATTACTCCTGCCAAGAAAAAGACTGGTCAATCGCCAGAAGATATTAAGAAAGACTATGATTATACAAGAGGAAATTTATATTCTTTGATTGAAAAAGGACAAGAAGCCATAAACGGAATTCTTGAATTAGCGCAAGAAACAGAACAGGCAAGAGCATATGAAGTAGCTGGTCAGTTAATTAAAAATGTTGCAGATGCGACAGATAAATTAATGGAACTACAAAAGAAATTGAAAGAAGTTGAAGAGGACACTCAAGTAAAAGGACCATCAACAGTTAATAATGCACTTTTCGTTGGTTCTACTGCAGACTTGGCAAAATTATTAAAGAAATCAAATAAAGAAGAGTCTTAGTTAAATTCTCGCTAAATAATAGGGAATATCCACTCGATTGAATGTCTAAAAGCGGCAAATGTAAAGCAGGATATTACTACTGCTATACCGACAAAGTGTGCAAACCCATTTCTAAGGGAATGAAGATGACTGCGAGATTTTCTGGTAATGGAAAAGATCCAGAAGAGGTTGGTATTGATAAACCACTTAATGGAAACGGAAATGGTAATGGGAACGGAAACGGCGGAAACGGGAACGGAAACGGTGGTGCCGTCTCGGAGGGGAACAAGAGTGGTGATTCTTCTCTGCGTGACTGGTTTGGCAAGAGTAAGTCTAGTGATGGCAAGCCTGGCTGGGTTCAGTTGGGTGGAAAGTATGCAGGAAAACCCTGTGCAAGACAACCAGGACAAACCACTAAACCAAAATGTGGTTCCAGCAAAATGAAGCGTGCTCTCTCCAAAGATGAAGAGGAAGCAGCATTTCGTCGTAAGAATCGCCAAGACCCAAATCCAGATAGAAAAGGGAAAGCAATTAACGTGAAGACAGAAGAAACATTACCAGAAGCAACCTATCCTTCTGACTTTAAAAAGGGGTCTGGAGTTGCTAAGAAAAAGTACGATAGACCAAAACAGCACGATCAAGAAACCGATCGTTACGGTCGTAGAAAGACTGTAGATGAAGGCAAAAAAGATGCTTGCTATCACAAGGTCAAGTCTCGTTATTCTGTATGGCCTTCTGCATATGCCTCAGGTGCTCTGGTTAAGTGCCGTAAAGTTGGTGCTGCCAATTGGGGAAACAAGACAAAGAAAGAAGAGTTTTCAGATTGGAGAACAGAACTCTCTGAGGGTGGTAAGAAGTGCTGGAAGGGATATAAGAAAGTAGGCACACAAAAACTGTTTGGTAAAACTTACAATCGTTGTGTAAAAGAAGAAACTCCAAAGTGTTCTCATACCGAAAAAGGTAAAGAGTGTCCTGTTCATGGTATGGATCTTTGCCCAGATAAAGTAAATGAGGCAATCAGAATTCCTGCTAAAACTGGAAACATTATTAGTGTAACCTTATCCTGGAGAGGAAAGGTTTATATGATCAAGATGTTCTTCCCTACTGTATCAAAACCAAGTAGAAAAGAAGTTCAGGATCAGATTGATAAAGTATACCCAGGAGCAAGAGTAAATTCTTATTTTATTAGTGAAGTAAAACCAGGTGAACAATTCTTACATACTGAGGATTGGCAAAAGAAATCTGGTAAAAATCCTGAAGGTGGTTTGAATGAAAAAGGAAGAAAGAGCTACGAACGTCAGAATCCAGGAAGCGATCTTAAGAGACCTTCAAAGAAAGTTGGGAACCCTCGTAGAAAGAGCTTTTGTGCGAGAATGAAAGGTATGAAGAAAAAACTGACTTCTGCCAAAACTGCTAATGATCCAGATAGCAGAATCAATAAGTCATTGAGGGCTTGGAACTGCTGAGGTTAGTGTATGAGTGAAGTATATCTTGGTAATCCTAATCTAAAAAAAGCAAATACGCAGATTGAATTTACGGAAGAAAATATCCGTGAATTTTTAAAGTGCAAAGATGATCCGGTCTATTTTGCAAATAATTATATTAAGATCGTTTCTCTTGATGAAGGTCTGACTCAGTTTCATCCATATCATTTTCAAGAAAAGTTAATTAACAATTTCCACGAGAATAGATTTAATATTTGTAAAATGCCTCGTCAGACAGGTAAATCTACAACTGTCGTATCTTACTTACTTCATTATGCAGTTTTTAATGA